GCCTTTGGGACCTCGATCTGGAGCCATTCACCGGCGACGTTGACGCCACTCACAGCCGTCTGTGTGGGTAAGGTGGTTACAGGTAAACCATTCGCATCATACCTGTTTGAATTCGAAATCCAATCATTGTAGTACGCTGCGTCTGGTATGGGGGTGGTGGTCAACGATCTGAACTCAATAGCACCATCGAAGGCTCCCCAAGCATAATACGTGGTCAATATGCTACTCGCACTCGCCACGTAACCAAGTGGGGTGGTGTTAGAGGTCATCGGGAACCCTGGGAACTTCCGGGGTGTGGGGGTGGATTGGTCCCCTCGACCGTGGGGTCCACTTTCTGCAATTAGATTTGTGGGACTGACATCCGAAACACTTCCACCACCCACATACGACCACCGGTTGCCATTGTAAAATTGTAGTTTATCTATAGTTGTATTAAGTCTCACCATTCCAGTAATACCGGTGGCTGGTTCTTCCGCTGTGGTACCCGAGGGCAAAATCATCGCGTCCGTTTTGTTAATGTCTAGGGTCGCCCTAGGTTGTGTGGAACCTATACCAACTCTACCAGTTGTGGTATCTACATAGAGATTCGCTGTGCCAATCTCGGCGTTCGAGGTGGTCACCAGACCTAGGGTGGGGTTGGTGGCTTTGATCTGACCCCCAACTTCGATGTTAGAGGTTGCCACCAAACCTAGGGTGGGGTTGGTGGCTTTGACCTGACCCCCGACTTCGATGTTCGAGGTCGCCACCAGACCTAGGGTGGCGTTAGTGGCTTTGACCTGACCCTGTACATCAACATTGGTGGTCGCGATTAAACCCGTCGTTATGTTTGAGAATGTCACAGTTTGACTTGTGCTACTCCCGACATTGACAACATTTTCAAGTCCGTAGGCTGGTGTTAAGTTAATAGTTCCTAAAGTTAGATTGTGTGTCAAGGTATTCCCCACGACATGGAGGACATTTGAAGATGTGGTGTCAACGTGAAGGTTTGAACCTATCGAGAGTTCCCCAGTTGGACCCGTGTTAGAAATACCCACGACCGACGTACGGAGGGTGGCATTCGTAATGTCAAGGAAACCTTCTGGTGTTCCTATTGGCATTTAATATAGGGTAAGAAATGATTTACACGTTATTAAATGTGAGTGGGCCACACCGGGTTTTCTGGATCGGTAGTCTCCGAAGGTAGGTTCCTTAGAGCCTGGCGATAATCTAGCCACCCCTGCTTTGTGGCCTCGTCAGTGTGGGGATAGTCAGCTACGATATACTTATCTGTTTGGGTGAGGAGAAGATCACGTTTCTTCCTAAGGTTTTTCCAGGCATTCTCAACTTTCAGGTCCCCCGCCTTTTTAATAAGTTCCTCTTCTGTTGGTTTGGGGGTGTCTGGATCTTGCCAAGTTAAACCACCGTAAGTGTACCCATTCAATTTCCATTTAGAAGTGGGATACAAACTTACAAGTGCACTGGTGATGTCCGCCATTATTATAGTTGCCATATTTTTATTGAGCTAATTCGAGGGCACTTTTGTAGGATACACCAATTTCTTTATTAGCTTGACCGTCATTTCCACCGAGCTCGGTCCTATTTACATAGCTTGGTTGAAATACAGAGCCGGTCGCATCATGTAAATATAATTTATATGTTATAAAGTTGGTCGTTTTTGGTTCATCCACCCATTTTATATTTGTGTTAGCCATAGTATCATCGAAATTTACATCATAAGGGTGAGTAGCGATACCATTCCAGTGGTTTACACCCACAGTATTATTGTAACCAATGAGCTCACTATCTCTATAAATTCTATATACTTCGTCCCAGTGAATTTCACCACACACGTTCCAATGTAAGAGTATTTTTGAATTTACACTTTTGGGTTTTATCGTAATGTCAAATACGTCCAAATGTTTATCAAGTGTCGAGGGATATGTGACTATATCATGAACATTTTCAACGACAGATTGTACAACAACACCATGTGCATACATGTCTCCATTTACATGGAGTTTATGTTGGGCCATACTGGTTCCAATTCCCACATTTGAACTTACGACGAGTTTCGAAATCCCCACTTCTAAATTAGAAGACACTGTGACGTTCCCAGACACTGTAAGATTTGAGGACATAACCGAATTACCGGTGACCCCCAAGTCTCCCAAATAAACAGATTTATCACCTACCACCAATGAAGAGACCGAAAGTTCCGCACCTTCTATTATACCCGTTTGAAGTGTAGCGTCACCAAGATCTAAGTTGTCCTGAGGTGTCTCAACAACCATTTAATATAGAGGAAGAAATGATTTATTGTGTTATTTCTATCGCAGATACATAGGACACACCAATTTCGTAGTCATTCGATCCAGTGGAACCTACTGGTCTATTCAAATAAAATATATTGGCACTGGTGCCATCCGCTTCATGTTTATACAATTTATATGTTATGGGGTTGGTAGTAGCCGGTACATCAACCCAATTTATAGTTACTCTATGTGGTGTTGAACCATTATCTACATCGGCTGGTACAGCTACAACACCATTCCAATCATCTATAGTACTTCGAGTATTATTATAACCAATTAATGTGGTGTTCCTGTAAATTCTAAACACCGCATTGGGGTCAGTTTCATGCACTACATCCCAATTTAAAAGTATCTTGGAGTTTGCAAACTTTGGGGTTATCGTAATATCAAGTGCATCTATATGTAAATCAACAACAGCTGGGCTATAAGCAATTCGATCGTGAACAAGTGATGTAACAGTTTGAATAGTTATATCTCGCGCATAAAAATCTCCATTTACATGAAGATTGGTCACGGGTGTATCTGTTCCAACACCAACCTTCCCATTCTGTGTATTTACAAAAAGATTGGAGGAGGTTCCAACTGTCAAATTTGAAGCTATTTCGGTGTCGCCAGAGACTGTCAAGTTTGAGGAGACTGCGGCGTTCCCTGTGATTTCCAAGTCCCTCGAAACATCGGTGTTTCCTTCTACTACAACCGAATTGACTATATTTGAGGATAATGAAATATCTGTGGACTCTAGAGTATTAACCCTTACAGTGGCATTCTTAATATCAAGTATACCCTGTGGCACCCCGACAACCATTTAGTATAGGGGGAGAAATGAATTATTGGGCTAATTCTGTAGCCATCTTGTAGGACACACCATTTTCATAGTCGCCCGTTCCACCAGAACCAAATGTTCTATTCAAATATAGAGATGTAGATCCACCCCCAGAATCATGTAAATATACTTTATATATGATGGGATCTGTTGTATTTGGTGTATCTACCCAACTTAAAGACATATTTTCGGGGGTTGAGCTTTCATTGCGGTCATAATGAGCTGGAGCGATACCATTCCAGTGATTCACACTAGGATCTTCTGTATTATAACCAATGAGTGTATCCCCCCTATATATCCTATATACAGAGTTATGGTGAACTTCGCCATTAATCGTCCACTGTAAAAGTATTTTTGAGTTTGCAAACTTTGGTCGTATCATGATGTCCAATAACTCTATATGATTGTCTAGACCGTTGTATAGAAATATTCTGTGCACATTTTCAACAATTGTTTGGATGGTGGCACCGGGTGTATAAAAATCACCGTTCACGTGGAGTTTGGCTACGGGGGAATTTGTCCCAATACCTACATTTCCGGAAACTTTATCTACAAAGAGGTTTGCCGTGCCAACCTCCAAGTTCGAGGAAACTGTGAGTTCACCCCCGATTGTTAGGTTCGAGGAGACTGTGGTATTCCCACTGACCCCAAAGTCCCCAGAAATTGTTGTACCTCCATCAATCACCGGTGGGTAAGTCAACTCTGATGACACCGTGACATTGGTGGCCTCTATCCGTTTTACCCTCAATATGGCATTCTTGATTTCCAAGTTGTTTGCTGGTGTATCAAGGACAACCATTTAATATAGTGTAAGAAATGATTTACATGTTATTAAATGGGGAGGGAGTGATTGGGATCACTCGGGGACGGGGGGCCAATCAGGGTTCGCGGGGTCCTCCGTATTGGCTGGGAGGTCCCTTAGAGCCTGCATGTAGGTGGCCCAAGCCTCTGGGACTGGGGTCGATGTGGAGTACGCCTTTAGGGTCACCCAATCTGTGGTGGCGAGGCGACGATCCCTCTCAGCCCTAAGGTCCTTTAGGGGCTGGGCGTCAACCAGGGCTTGCAACTTCGCCTCAAACTCTTCCTTTGGGGGCTTCTCGTAACCGGGGGGGAACTTTATGGATTCCCAAGTTGTACCCCACTCATAACCGGGTGGAATCACGGGTGTCAATTCGTCTATAAGATTTTTGAAAACTTGAATACTGACCATATATTCTATGACGATAAATAAAATCCAGAAAATCCATTCGCATATGGATATGCACTCCAAGAACTTATAGTGACATTAATGGTGTCTCCCGCATTCATATAAAAAACATCAGAACCTCCTAAATGTGTCGAGCCAGTGTTAGTTTGAGAGAAATGTAAAGCCGTAGCTCCATTAATTTGCCAAAATTGTTGACATACCCCAACACTAAGCACATGACTATGAAACCAATAATGTCCGCTTATAGGTGCGGTAAATAAACCAGTGGTTGGGTTGTACCCATCACCTTTATTAAAACGAATATTATTCCAAGTAACTAACCCTGTAAAATTAGAACCAGATTTATACACATCAAAATACACCGGACACCCACCCTTTATGTCCCCCCTCACGTCTAGGACGGCCCTAGGCTCCGAGGTCCCGATCCCTAGGCGCCCAGCCTTTAGGGTCACCACGTCTGGGCTGACCCCAAAGTACTCCTTCTGGTAGGCGTAGAGCTCCCAAATCTCATCCGCTGAGAGAGCCTGGTTGTAAAGACGGAAGTTGGCGATGGAGCCGTTGAGATAAGAAGACCCATTCGCGTATACACCAATTCTCAAAATCATATTCGCTTGTCCATTGAGTGCCGCTGCCTGGTAAACATCAGTTTGTCCCAATTCCACACCGTTCAAAAATACTTGTCTACTTGATGCATCTGAACCACCAGAATATATAGAAACTATATGATACCATTTATTGGGAACAATAGTACCTGGACCCCCAAATCTAATATCATTGGCACCAAAGGCGTAACGTATATCACCATCTGGCATTATAGAAAAATCAGGTGATTGATTCGCAACCGGTGTGGTGTCATTATCAATACTGTATATCGCATTCCCTGAACCATATGAATTGATTTTAAACCATGAACTGGTAGAGTGTACCCAAGCACCTGCGGGGTTGGTTAGGAACGATGTAATTTTGTCATCCACCCCGTCGAATGTGAAGGCTTTGTAGGTGGAGTCAAAACCAACCCCACCCGAGGGGGTCCCGGTGACCCCATTCCCAGACTTGTCTGCCACGGTGGCGGGCATGGAGGTGTAGTCCTGTCCGTCATAGTACACGTTGGAGAAGTCCGTATTAGGGACATTGGGGGTGGTGTGGAGGACCACGTCTGTGCCATGTGCCTCGGGGTCGTATTCGGGGGTGCCGAAGAATTGGAGTTCGCGCATGAGTAGAAAGTTGTCAAGACTACTGCTAGACGGTGTTTTCTTAGTGATGATAATGATAAATTCTTCATAATAATCATTCGTGGTTATGTCGTGTGATGTTTCTGTGAAAATGTAATTTCCAGTTTGTGAGTATCCCGAACCTTCATCTGTCACCGTAAGTAAAGCGGAAGACCATTCCGTTCCACCGACTATTGCACCACCACCATTTCTTCCGTGAATGGTATAATCTCTAAAACCTGCCTTACTTGTGTTATCTACACGAAGTTTAGTGAGTTTAATCTTGTGTGGCAATTTAATAGCGATCCAAGCACCCGCACCTGTCGCTCCAGTGCCGAGAGGTTGATAGATGGCGGTGCTCGCGTGTTCGAACGCACCTGTATCATGGGTGTATAAATCTGGTGTAATCCAGTGATCACCTGCATTTGTTTGACCGTTAAATCCTACACCGTTAAAAGCTTTCCATCCATCATTTGATGTGGCATTATTTCCAGATGTTTGTACCACATATCCACCCTGTGAAGCCGAAGTCATAGCCACCCTCGGGTACTTGATGAGCTTCTTGGAGCGGCGGTACTCCATGACGACGTTGGAGTTCGATTTAATTTGGGAAACATTTGAGACCTGGTCAAAGTTAATTGTGGGTATGTTACCAAAACTGAAATCGGTAACTTCACCCACGCTCACGACACCAGAGATGCTCACGTTCCCAGAGACGCTCGCGTCACCTCGAACATCTAGAGTTGAGGTGGGCATGTTGGTCCCTATACCAACATTGGAGGTGGTCGTATTCACAAAGAGATTTCCGTTACCAACTTCGATGTTAGAGGTCGCGTCAAAGCTCTTCGTGGGGTTGGTGAACTGAATCATATCGTTGGTGACATTGCTTACCCCCGTGATAGACTGAAGACTGTAGGCCGACTGGAGCCGGACCGAACCAACCTTGAAGCCTTCGGCGTGGACGTTACCAGTCACCCTGAGGGAGGCGTTCTCCAAATCCAAAAATCCATTATTGCCTTGTATGGACATTTAATATAGTGTAAGAAATGATTTACATGTTATTAAATGTGGGTGGGCCACACCGGATTTTCTGGGTCCACGACTGTAGCTGGGAGGTCCCTAAGGGCCTGGCGGTAGGTTGCCCAAGCCGTCTTTGATTCTGGGGAGGCGTGGGGGTAATCCGACACGAAGAGGTAATCACACTCGGCAAGGCGACGGTTCCTCTCAGCCCTAAGTGTATCGAAAGCCTTCTCATGGAGGAGTTCCCTAAGTCGCGTCTCAACCTCCTCCTTGGTCATCCTCTCAGATTCCGGTATGTCCTTCCATTGAATATCTTCATAACGGGGGGTCCAAAGACACCAGGGTCTACCCGGATACCGCTCTTCCAATACTTTTAATAGACTCATATTCTATGAGGATAAATAAAATCCATTATATTTCATATAATATTCATGTAAATCACCTTGAGTCAACCACACATCTAGGGTATCACCAACCTCTAAATCAACTATAATACTATTAGCTTGATGATTATACTGTGAGTCGCCGGAGCCTGTCGGATCGCTATATGAACCGTGAAATTTCCCCGAATTTACTTGATTTTTACGGAATGTTAACATTAATGGGGACGCCGTATTGATCCCCATCGTACTATATATAAAAAAATAATATCCTGCAATCGGAGCTGTAAATACACCCGTATTGGGATCATAACCAGCCCCGCGATTCATTAACACCATATCCCAAGGAATAACCTGACCACCGTTCAAATGATATGCCGAGCATGTAGCACTGAAAAATACAGGGTTTTGGGCAATGAGAGCTGCGTCAACGTTTAAAGTTTTAGTGCGTTCTTTCCATACATTTTCTTCGTAAATTATGATATGACCGGCATCACCTCCTTGTACTTCGGACATAGGTGCGCCCCCAACATAGACATTCCCATCATTTGAACACGCTGTACTAAAACCCAGTTCGGAGGAAGCGCCGTTCGACCCTCCCCCAAAAAATTTTTTAGTTTGGTTCCACACGCCATTGATTCTGTCAAAAACCACTATAGAACCACCATCTACCCCAGCACCGGCCATATTTGGATGATGGTCCCTCTCCGCGCCAACTATAATTCTATCCCCACTTTGACTCATGGATAC